ACCTGAGAGTAAGAATATGGATACTCAGTTTAACGAGTGTTTGTATGGTGACATCAATGGTGTTGAGTATGTGACTTGTTTCGACCACGTTGCAGCCTTACAAGATGACATCAAGGCAAGAGCAGAGGTAAGGAAGTTAAACATCGAAGCAGCGACATTGGAGTTTAACTCTAATGGTATTACTTATAACCAATTCTTAGTAAGTATAGGGTATCACGAAGTATCAGAGCCATATAGCGATATGTATGCGTGGCAGATAAGACAAGACTATCCTGAGTTCTTTAACAACACAAGCAATGGAACAAACAACACAACAACGCAAGATAGCGGAACAGCAACTAACGAAGCAACAGTTACAGGAAATCAAACGTCTAGCGGAACTCAAACTCAAAGCACTCAAGGAGCATAAAACGATATTAAAATGATTAAGTCACATTATTTCCCATCACGCACGTTCACTTCCAAAGAGGAGTTGTTTAAGGCATTGAAGGATTCCGAGATGGACATCATTGAGTTCAAGACGGCTAACGTATACAAGGGTTGTGATAAGTCTACTACGATTGGTAAGTCTCACAACACTAAGGAAGCTACTAAGGGCATAGGATTCGCTACTAAGGAGAACTATATCTATCCTATCATTAGTACTACAAGGTATATGGATAGCCACGATGACGTTCACTTCGATGGTTGTTTTACTAAGACAGTTAAGGAACAACAAGGTAAGGTTTACTATTGTGCCGACCATAACCTATCACTATCAGGCATCATTGCATCGAAGAAGAACGTAGAAATGATGGTTGAACCGGTTGATTGGTCTATTGTAGGTAAGGAGTATGAAGGGCAGACTGAAGCGTTAGTCTTTGCCATAGACAAGGATAAGATTACGAATCAGTTAGCGTTAGATATGATTGAATCCGATCCTGAGTTAGAGAATAGTATCCGTATGCAATACGTTAAGGTGCAGATGGGTATAGATTCAATGGATAAGATGTATGCAGAGAACAAGAGGTACTACGATAGTCGCATAGGCGAGATTGCGAACGCTGATGTAGTGAAGGAACAAGGATACTTCTTTGGTGTAGAAGAGTTGAAGATACACAAGGAAGGAAGTATGGTTATTGCAGGTGGTAGTAACGATGCAACACGAATATATACTGAGCCGACTAAAGTCACTCAGACTATTATAGAGCCGACTACGGTCACTCAAACGGAACGAAACAAAGATTATTCAAAAATTAAATTCATTTAAAATGACAAAAGTAGAAAAGGCAGCACAAGACGCTGCTATACTAGCCCAGTTTGAAGAAAGCATTAAAGATTTGCCTGAAACTGAAAAGACCCTGATGAGAACAGTAAAGTCTCAAATTGATTCAGCATTAGCTAAACAAACTTCGGAGAACGAAGAAGCTACCGCTAAAGCCTTAGAAGATGCCCTTGCGCAACTTAAAGAGCAAGAGACTATCAAAGCTATGGCTAAGACATTACAAGCGCAAGGATTGGCTATTAGCCGTATCGAAGCAAGTAAGTTAGTTCCTAACGCAACTCCTAATACTTTTAAAGAAGCATTAAAGGCAACATTAGAAGCACAAGCATCTACACTTGAAGAAGTACGTTTACAAGGCGGTCTTCGTAAAGGTCAAGACTTGGAGTTTGAAGTTAAGGGTGCAGTTTCAACAACTAACATTACGGAAGCTACAACTATCATTGCAGGTGCTACTGAAAATACACTTACGCAAAATACAGGTGTAATTAGTCCTATTAGACAACGTACTGAAAAGTATTTACAAGCCGTTACTACTGGAACTATCAACAATCGTTTTGCATTGTGGATTGAAGAAACTACTGAAGATGGTGTACCTGTAATGATTGCAGAAGCAGGAACAAAAACTATGATTTCTGTATTGTATGTTGAGAAAACTCAGCCAGTTCAAAAGATTGCCGTTTACTCTAAAATTTCTACGGAGATGTTGGCTGACTTGCCACAATTGACAAGTTTTATCCAAAACTCAATGTTGAAGCGTGTTAACGTAGCTATTGAAACTCAATTATTCTCAGGTGTTGGTACTACAATTTATTTGAAAGGTGCTAACGAATGGGCAACTACATTTGCCGCAGGTAGTTTAGCTAATACTGTCCCTTACGCTAACGAAATTGATGTTATTCACGCAATTGCAAATCAAGTTGATTTAGCTTTTGGTGCGCCTAACGCAATCTTCGTTCACCCTGATACATTGAACAAAATCTTCGGATTGAAATCAACAACAGGCGAACCATTGTACAAAGATTATATGGATTGGTCTATTGGTGGTACAGGTCGTAACTTGGTTGTTGCAGGTATGAATGTATTTGCTACTCCTGCCGTTACCGCAGGTAGTTTCATTGGCGGTGATATGAAAGTGTTGAATGTATTGTTCAGAGAAAACTTGAACATCCGTTTAACTCCATCAGGTGATGATCCAATCAATAACTTGATGACACTTATCGTTGAGGCACGTCTTGTTCAGTTTGCATCTGCTAACGATACAGGATGTTTGGTAAAAGGTGATTTCGCAACAGCTATCGCAGCTTTAACTTCAATCGCATTAGCATAAATTAACTAACAATGGCAAAATCTAAAGTAAATAAAGTAATAGAAGAATTGGATGTATTGGATACTCCTATCGAAGAACAACCGATTGTTGAACAACAACCAATCGTGGAAGTGCCAATCTTAAAAGGAGACCAAACAATCATCGGATTAGGTTTAGGTGGACTTGTCAAGGATAAGGAGTATAAGGTATCATCCGACATAGCTACTATTTTAATTACTAAAGGTTTTGCCTCTTTAAAAAATAAATAAATGAAAAAATTAGGAATCATATTACTGATGGCTGCGCTCTTCAGTTGCAACGACACACAAGCGCAAATGACAATGACGGCATCTACTGCATCATTAGATAGTATTTATAATGCAGGAACTAATACTGCATTTAAAACTGCTTCTTTAAATGGTTTGGTATCAGGTAATTATAGAGTTGTATTTACTGCTGCTAATGTATCAGGTACATCAACTTTTAAAGCAGTTCTTGAAGGTTCTATGGATGGAACTACTTGGTTTAATTTAACAGGTAATTCAGGTACTGATGGTCGAAATACTGACACACTTCAATGTACAGGTGTTACAACTGCCGCTCAATTTACAATGACAAGCATACCAGGCGGTGGTAAATATGTATATTCTACACAATTCTATAATGGTGGAGGTCGTGTATTATATGTTAGAGTTCGATTTATAGGAACAGGAACACAAGTAACTCGTATTTCATCTGTAAAGCTATATTCGTTTAACTAATGAGCCAAATAACTCAATTAAATCATTTCGCAGGTAATATTTATTTACCTAATGTAACTTCACAAGCTACCGTAGAAGGTGCAAAAGCTACTGCGTTCATTATTAAATATGAACCTGAGTATTTGCAATATATACTTGGTTACGAGTTATATGATTTATTTGAGAATGGTTTATTAACTAATACGACTATTTACAAGAATATCAGAGATGGGGTTACCTATACTGATGTTTGGACTGGTCGCACGGAGAAATGGTATGGTTTTGCATCGGTTGGTACGAATCCCATAGCGAATTACATTTATTATCAGTTGTTGAAAAACAACGCACAACAAACAACAGGAATTGGTCAGGTGAACACGGTAGCGGAAAACGCTACTCGTGTCTCTCCTGAGATTCCAATGTGTAGTGCTTGGAATGAGATGGTTGATTTTAATATCAAGCTATACGGATTCTTATACGCTAATCAAGACATATATCCATCTTGGATAGGCAACGATTATTACGCAAGGTCTCAAGAGTTCGTAAACTTATATAGAAAGATTAATACATTCGGCATCTAATGGGAGCAACCTATACTTCACTTCCTATATCTATACCTTCAATTATGAAGGCGATTGTTAGCGAGGTACAAACTAACTTAATAGATGAAGCATCACTTGACATTCCAAGAGTATCATTTAAATGTGAAACTTGGATTAAGTTAATGGAAAGGTTGAGTAAGGAATCTCAGATTGGTTCATTTAGCCAAGAAAAGTATCCTCTTGTTGCATTATTACGCAACTTTGATGAGAAGTATAAAGCTAACACCGATCTTGTTGAAGTATCATTAACATTGGTGATTGTAACACCATCTACACCCACGAAAGAGAGTGAGGACAGAGAAGTAGATAATTACACACCAATATTATATCCTATCTATGCTGAGTTGATGTCGGTACTTGCTGAATCGCCTTACTTCTTAGGTTATGGTATATCCATTGAGCATACTAAGACTGATAATATGCACTTGGGAGTTGATGGAACACAAGGTAATACTAAGTACTTACTTCCTGATTGCGTTGATGGTATTATTATAAGTGGATTGAAGTTAGGGGTTGTGCCATCACGTTGTGTTGGGTTTAACTATGGTCCTCCAGTTCAGTTGACATACTTGAATAACGTAGCGGAGTTAAGTATTTCGGTTACTAACTTTACAATAGGTGTAACTCTAAATAATGCACAATACATCAATGGTGTAGTTCCTACTCCAAGTTATTATTTGTATTATCCTATTTCATCTCAAGCAGATATGGGTAACAAGAAGATAGAAGAGGGTGGATCGGCTGTCTTGTTTCAAACTGTAAGTTTAGAAGATGGAAATTACTATGGATACGTTGTTTCAGATGATGGTACAACAAGAAGTACATTATATTTCGGATTCTACGTTAAAAGTGGCAATGCCGTTAAATGCACCACATTTGTTAAGCATTATTTAAACAACTTTATTGTATCAGGAGTAGATTATAGCGATTACCCATTTGATGTTACTCATAAATTTATTTATTCTGATAAAAACATACAACAAATTGAATTGACATCAAATGGCGGTAACGTACAATACCAACAATTCTTTGCACCTTATGTATTAGACACAACGCAAATAACAACAACAATTAATCAAGAAAAACCGTTATCTCCTACGGATGTAACTTATGCCGTTTTGGTTGACGGACAATATT